TAAAGACACTAGATAATCTGTCAAAGACAGAAACAAATAGATATTCTATACCTGAAGGAGAACCTGATCATATCAGAACAATCATGTCAACGTTTGTGGCAAACGCTTTAGTCGAAGAAGATGTTAACGAGTTGTTAGACTCACTATCACCAGATCTCCGGCCAAAGTGTATACCGCTGTTGCTACCGGAGCGAGGTAATAAATACCGTATCGCTTCGATCTCACCAGCCCCCATGGTAGCTGCAGGGCAAAGAATTACCCCTGCTATCCTAGAACTCCTTGGTCACTTCTCCGTAGTAAATTACTCGTTGCGTGGGGATACTGGAATCCCCAAACCTTTAAGACAGGCTGTTGCTACATATCAATCACTCACAGAGGAATGTGAATTCATATCCACAGACCTCTCCAAAGCATCCGACTTCATCCCTCACGACATTGCAAAAGCAGTGTGGAAGGGACTATGGTTGGTGATTGGAAGTGAATTCCCAGATTATTATTATAAACTGGGTGAGGCACTACTAGACCCGATGGAATTAGAAACTCCAAAGGACATGGACGGGTTATGGAAGAAAACATTAAGCTCCCGAGGGATATTAATGGGTCTCCCCTTAACCTGGTCCATCTTGAGTATCCTCAATATGTATGCATCAGAGATGGCTATAAAGGACTATGAACGACAAAGTAAGTCGTTTAAGTCCCGTAACAGGTACGCACAGAGTAATCTTCGACCCTATATTATCTGTGGTGATGATATGGCTGCATACTGGCCAAAACCAGTATCTGAGCTATACATCTCTCATCTTCATGTAAATTGTGGTCTGAAGGTCAACCGTAAGAAGACGTTCCGGTCCGTTACGGGCTGCATCTTTGTAGAAAGATGTTTCCGTATAGATCCAAAAGTCTACCGTATGGTTATAGACACTCCAGAGCAACCTCCTAAAAGAACACCTGAGGCTCCAACCTTGTGGGACTACATAGAAGTCCAACTGATTGGTGCAAAGGGTTCAGTTACGAGGAATTATGTGAAGCTTCAACAGCTTGTAAGCCCTCAAATGAGCGCTTTCGTGCTAGCGAAACGAGATTCAGCAGATAATAAGGACCGTATGCCGGACTTTGCAATACTGCCTGACGTGGTGTCAGAGCAATATGCAAGAGCTAAGGAAGGTTGGAAAAAGAACCGATTACTCGGTCTTATAAAAACATTCCACGGCGATACGATCAAGAAGATGAAGGCACAAGGTCTTCCTCTATCTTGGCCAAAGGCACTTGGTGGGTGGGGTTTCCCAGGACCCCAAACTGCGAGTA